CCATCATTATCAAACCTACTTCTAAACAAAGGATTAAATGTAGCAAAATTATTAGTACAGGTATCTTCTGTTACATCTGTAGCTGCAAGATTAGTTACTGCAAAATGATTATCTTGACCTGATGTATCTGCACCTATACCGCTAGAGTTTTGACTTGTTCCTGTTTGTTTAAACTGTAAAAAGAAACCATTAGTGCCATAGCTTCCTGTGTATTTTTTAGGAATCCAAACATTGTCATCATTATACTCTCCAAAATCAGTAGCAGCTTTTGCCGTTCCGTCTACAAAATTTATTTCTGTCATATACCCATCCATGTTTCCACCAGTTGTATTCGAGTATCTACCCATTACCATTTCATTTGTGTTGTTAATAGCACCATCACCACTAATAGACTTTGAACTATGTTCAACACCATTCACAAATACTTTTAAAGTTGAAGTATTAGCTTGTAATACTACATGATACCAAGCTGAAGGGTCTCTAAAAAGTGCAGATGAAATGGTAGGTGATGAGGGGGTGTTCCAATAAGAATAAAATTGACCATTAATTAATGCAAGTCCTGTTCCATCTTGCCCTGCACTCCAACCACCTGCGGTAAAAAGATTTAGAGTACCTAAAGGATTTATTTTTAACCAAGCACTCCAAGTCCAAACTGCTCTATTCCCTGCACTTGATGGAGTTCTTTGTAAAGATGGTCCATCATCATCATTGAATCTTAAAGAGTTACTTACTTCGTAACCACCACTTACTGAATTAGCACCTAAGATACTAACCATATTATACTACCTCGTCTGGAAACTCGCCTAGTGGTCTTGATACAACTCCCTCACTGTCTTCAGTATAAGTTAGTAAAGTTATCAATGCATCTACATCTGAACATCCATCAATCTGTGTTTCCATAGAATTTACTTTTGTTCTAACTGCTGCTCTGTATGTTGTAATATTACTTGGTACAGAATAGCTAGTAACATCTGCAGCTTTGATTACATACCAATCTGTCTTAGCTAATAATCCTGCAGCTTCTGCATTAAATTTATTTTTGTAAAAAGTTTTAAGACCATAGTTAACTATTTGATTACCTTTATCATCTTTTAGCTTATCACCATTTTCATCAACGGCATCTTTATCTGCGAGTTCTTTAGCCGTTGCTGTTCCATAACTTCCTGTGACAGCAGAACCAGTAAAGGTGTAAGTAACATCAGTGTTGATATAAAATGTTTCATCTTTTCTATTTGTATTATCTATTGTTACAGTGTAGATACCTATTGCGTTTCTTTCTGCTTCTGTCCATAATGTGTATATGCTAGATGGATATTGATTATCTCCTATGGTTATACCTTTGTTACCTTTTGGAAACTGTGTAATTTTTCCTGATTCTACTAATGCAAACATGTTACTCCTATGATAATGTTAAATTTAAATTTCTTCCTACTTCTAAAAACTTTGAACCATTGTATCTGTATACAAACAAATCACCTTTACTTGCTGTTGTAGTTAGCGTAGGTGCGGTGTCTTCTGTATGTTCGTATGCAGCATTAAATGTAATTGTTCTTGAACCTGTGCCGTCTTGTATAAACAATATAGATACAAACTGCCCTGCTTGTGCGTTAGTTGCTGCACCTAATGTCCTGTTACCACCTAGTGTTACTTTTGCTACAGGTGATGTTGATACATCCCATGATATCGTAGATGCATCTGTTAGTGTGGCCTCTGCATTGTAGGCTCCTACATTAAACTTTGCGTTTGCTGACGATAATACAAATCTATCTGTGCCACCTGCTTTAAAATCTATCTGATCATCTGTATCTGCCGTGATACTAGAGTCACCGTCTACATCTAATATAAACTCTGCGCCATTGATATCTGTATTCATAGGACCACCGACTGCACCAGATATTTCTACAATAAAGATTGATGCTCCACTTGCAGGTGCTGTGGTAAATGTAATCTGTGTTCCGCCTGTGGCTAGTGTGTAGTCTGTTCCAGGTAATTGAATCACACCATCATGAGATACTAATAGCTGTGCAGGAGAGCCTACCTGTGTTCCTAAACTAAATGTTGTGTTAGAACCATTGTAAGTATTACCACTAGTGTCTAAAACACTGAAGGTTCCGTTTTTAATTGATTGTCCTATATATGCCATTATTTACTCCAAACACTATGTGTTAAATTTCCATTTTCATCTGTTGCTAATAGCTTATCATATTCTGTTTCAGTTGTATAATTAGCAGGTATATCTCTCATGGCTTGTCTCCAAGTTTTTACATCATCAGGCATAGTGTAATCAGAGTTTGCCATGTAATCTGTTTCTTGTAATTTAATACTTCTAATTTCTCTTATCCTCTCAAGCTTTCTATCTTTAGCAGCATCTTCCCATGCTTTTATTTCTAAGTCTCTTGCTATCTCCTCTTCAGCGGTATATTGAATTTTTACACCATTTATATTTTTGTATCTAGGCATTAAGTTTTTTTCACTCCATATAGTTCTGCTGTGCCACCAAAATTACCACTACCAGTTGTCCATTTTAATGCATTTAAAGCAACGTCTTGTAAAACCATCATATGCACTAAACCCATTTCACTATAATTTCCTGTTCTAGAAAAAGAACTATTAAAAAATATATTAGTGTACCGATTAGCATGATTAAGATTATAAAAAGTAGCTTCAAAATTTAATGTTTCAGCACTGTCATTACCACCAACACTGTCAGCAATTTTATGTCGGTCAGAGCTAGTTGTACCATATGTAGTGCTACTAAAATTATTGTCTGAAGCACCTCTGTTATTTTTTAAACCAGTTGTTCTTTTGTTATAAGCTGCATAGGTGGAACCCCCGTCTGCACTGACATCAAAGTTTAAGTTATAACCATCTGATGCAAACTGCACGTCATAAAAAAATAATTTGTAAATTTCGTAATCACTAAAAGTTCTTGCAATTTGAAAATTATCAACACCTGTCCAAGTATACTGTTGAATAAAATCCAATCCAGATGCACCAGTAATAGTGCCTGTAAAAGCATAATTTGCAGTGAGGTCTAGTTTAGTATTACCTACTGCATCATCTGCTATTCCATTTGTTGGTATCTGTGTCTTACTCATCTATCCTCCTATGGTTTAGTAGGCCAAGTTGCGTTCTCGCACTTCTCTACTGTATCTTTTCCTGCAGGTAAGTCTCTTAAATCTTGACGATACTTTTTCATATCATCACTAAGAGTATTATCTGATAAAGCTAGATAATCTGTCTCTGCTAATAATCTGTTTCTTTTACTTCTTAATTCAGCCAAGGCTCTAGCAGGAGCTGCATCGGCCCATGCTTTCTCTTCAGCGTCCCTAGCGGTCTCTTCTTCCGCGGTAAATTGGACTTTTACTCCGTTTATATTGTGATATCTTGGCATGATCTCTCCTTTATATCAATTTCTCTAGTTAATTCCATACATTTCTATTGTACCTGAGTCTATGTTTCCGCTAGACATTTTAAATTGTATCTCATCTATAGCAGTTGTGGTATTAAAATAGCCAGATACAAAAGTATTATTAGTTCTTGGTATTGCACTTTGATAATATTGTGTAATAGCAAAAAAATGTTTTACAGAAGTTGTGCTACTTGGGTCAAATAAAAATAATTCTCCACACAAACTTGAATCATCATCCGTTCCAAAATTATCTGCTAATCTTTGAAAGTCAGTACCATTACCTTGGTCATTACCTGTATCATATCCTAATGTGCCATTACTTCCATTTTCATCATGTCTAGATACAAAATATGTTGTTGTCATTGTTTCATTAAATCCTGAACCCCCTGCAGCGTTTCCTTGAAAACGAAGTTCGGCAGTTGCAGAACTATGTATGTTAACAAATCTAAATTTATAAATGTTATATGTGCTATCTATGCTACTAGTAAAATCTAATGTACTACTACTAGATGCTGTTTGTGTAGCTAATTTTTTTTCTGCATATTCTATTCCTGCTACAGAGTTAGTTCCTGTAAAAGCATAATTAGCAGTTAGGTCCATTGATGCAGGTTGTATTTTACTTAATGCCATATAATGCTATCCTCCCTGAATCTATGTTACCAGTATCAAATTTAAATCTAACAGCGTCTATTGCAGATGTTGTATTGCAATATCCTGCTATAAAATTATGCCATGCTCTAGCGTTTGCAAACATACTTCCTGTCTCTGATATAAAATGTTTTACAAAAGTTGTGCTACTAGGACTAAATAAAAATAAATTTCCACATCCTGAATTATCATCTGTTGCATAAATATTTTGTGTTATTTCTTGGTCTGATGTAGACTGTGCTAAATCATAACCAGTTTGATATCCCAATTGACCACCGCTACCACTTTCTTGATGCTGTGCTACAAAAGCTGTTGTTGTTTTGGTAACATTATAGTTTGACCCTGTATCAGATGAAAAGTTTACTGCAAAGCCACCACTATTAGTGCTCGGGTGAACATTTATAATTCTAAACAAATATGTTTTATAAGTATTGTCTAAAACCACACTACTAGAACCATTAACAAAATCTACTGTGCTACTAGAACTTGCATCAATATTCTTAATTAAAAATAATTTCTGTGTAGATGTTACTCCAGTTGTTGTGCCCGTAAAAGCATAATTATCTGTAAGGTCAAAAGAGTTTGCTGCTAATTTACTGAGTGCCACT